AGTAGCAATCGAGGTAGGGAACTTCATGCGATCGCCACTCTTTTCTTGGTAAACCCCATAGATGGTGTCAAAGATTCCCACTCGGGCGTCAAATGGTGCACGCTCACATAGTCTAAGCATCATTAGCTTCTCCCAGCCGTAGCTCATGTCGCAGTTTGCCGGGTAAATCATTTCTTCGGTTAGCTCAGGGCTTTCGCTGGTCATATTTAAATGCGTTGGATAAACACAAGCCGATGCTGAGAAGAACATGCGTTTTACGACATTCTTTTCACAGGCTTTTAAGGCATTGAGGTTAATCTGATGAGAGTGTAAATAAGGGTAATAATCATGTCCACCATGGAAAAAGCCCACACCACCCATATCAGCAGCTAGTTGCACCACCCAGTCCACGTTGCGTGTAGCCAAGTCCATGTTCTTGTAGATTCTAAGGTCAGCGTCAATGACTTCGTCTGCCTTGTTCCACATCTCTTCACGATATTCAGGATAATCTAAATCGACTGAGCGAACCCAATGCCCCTTGTCTTTTAAGTAAGATATTAGGTTGCAGCCAATAAAGCCTCCCCCGCCTAAAACAGCGATTCTCATTTCATTAGCTTTCTTAGTTTATTTGCGTCTATCACTCTATCTAAGTGCATGCTGGAGTATTTCTCAGCAACCTTGTCGTCTTTCATGCGCTGGTATTTCTCTTTATAAGTAGCGTCTAGTTCGGTCTTGCCAAAGTCAGGGTGCAGGTGCTCGGTCATGATGTTAATGTGAAAATGCCTGCCAACCATTTTAGCAACGTCGTTAATCCAAGTGTCGGAGTAATCTCCCGAGAAGTGCGGTGGGCAAACATAGCCCAGCGTATCCACCCATTTGCGAGTCATGAAGCCATGCGTGCCGTATTTACCGTCGTGCACCTTAGAGCCGTCGTTACCAAACACAAAAGCGATGCCGTCAGGAATGTTTTTGAATTTATCAATCACTAAGCTGTCCCAGTTAGGAGTCCTAAATACAATGTCATCAGCTGCATACATTAAGATGTCACCGTTAGCTTTCTCAGCTGCTTTGTTCCACATCTCACTCAGTACAATGCGTGGGCCACGCACAATAGTTAACGGAAACGCTAGGTTATTGTAGCTGTCGTCGTCATCGTCGACATACAGCACCATCTCGATATCGCTTGGCACCGTAGCAGTTTCTATAATACTTTTCCACAGTCTTTCCACATTCTGTGGACGTTGTCTTGTTGGCACTAATAAACTTATCATTTGCCCTCCCTCATCTTTTTGATTAACTCTACCTTATCGTCATAAGATCTGTCGTACATGGTTTTCTCGTAATAATCTAAGTAGTCTGACCAGTTGCTTTCGTTGGCGAAAGTCCAGCTTAGCTTTTCGCTCATGTGCCCCACTAGGTAACCATAGCTTTTTATATCTCGGCTTAGTCTGGAATCTTCTTGGACCTTTTCTCTGCTACCCTCCCAGCGACTCTCGTCGTAGCGAACGCCGCCGTTCCATATAGAGCGCTTGATTATATTCGGTCCACCCACTGCTCCAGGCCACTCGTTTAATCCCATGCCGTTAATGTAGATCGGTGGCTTTTCTTCACCACCCCAATAGTCCAAGCCCAACTGTCCAAGTCGGTCTATCTTCTCAAAGTATTCTGCCGCTTTAGTGTCCCAGCCTTGCTCAAAGTGCATGTCGTTGTCGCAGCGCATCAAGTGTGTGGCTTCGGGATACTCCTTAAGCCCCTCTGTCCAAGCAATATTAGCAGCTTTGCCAGGGTAATAGTTCTCTGGGTTGTGGATAACCTTGTGTATAAGTGATAAGTAGCTGAGATTGTCTAGGTATTCAGGCGTGCCGTCGCTGCTGTTGTTGTCTACCACCACTAAATAGTAAGGAACTTGGAGGGTTTCGGTTAAAGATTTAATAGTTTGCTTGGTGTAGTCCAAGCGGTTATAACTGATAAGTGCAATCAATAAACGCATTACTGTCTCCTTAAATATTTGGCTAAGTTTTCCAATATGTCGGGGTTATCTTTTACAAATCCTAATACTGTATTGCAATTACCATGCAATAACCCTCTTATTGCACCAGTTTTATGATTGTGGTCTATATAAGCAACGCCATCAATAGGGCTGTAACAAGCAGCACATAAACCTTTTTGTTGTTTATACATATTGTGGTAATCGGAAACTTCTATGCCATAAATACGTTTAATGGACCTGCCCCTGTTTCCACACTTTAAGCCACAAAATTTTGCGTCGGAACGTGTACCTCTTGGTGTAAATAATTCTCCGCAATACTGGCATTCTCTAGGTTGAGGTGGTGTATAACGCTTGGCTCGGTATCTTGCATGAACAACTTTTCTCATTCTAGTAGTACGAATATTACGACAAACCTCTGAGCAGTAAATTGGTTTATTGTATGTGTGAAAACTATTAAATGATATTTTGCACTCTATGCATACATGTTTTCCCTCAACTGGTGTTTTAGGTTTAAAAGAGCGTTTTACGGAATATCTTTTCTTTATATTGTTTGCAATCATATCTTAAATTCTCCAAACTCGATAACAGTTTGCTTACTTTGTATAGGTTTAGCTTTCTCGGCATCGATTAGCTTGTCTGCGTGCTCTTTGCTGACGTTAATGAACCCGTCTAGCGTTTCTAAAGTAACCAGATTGCTCTTGCTGGTTAGCGATTCGGGTAGTTTCATGTATTCCTTGAGCGAAAAGTCTTTGCGAACCTTAGTCCAGTCCTCAATCTTGTGGGCTCCGTCGTTAGTGCCAGACTTTCCAAGCTCGATTAACTTGCGTTGCCCTAGTGTTTTGTCCATAACGTGTATATTTATGCCAGCTTTTTGCAATTTCATACCAAATGTTATGTCGTGTAGCCCATAGCCGTTACCCTTAGCCATCTTTCTAGCCACGAAACGCAGGCTTTCCTTGTCCCGATAGACGTTCCAGCCGATGTCGGAGCGAAAGTAAGGTGCCTTAAGCTGATCAAAGACCTCTCTTTTAATAAGCATAAATCCAGTACCCGAGTAGATAACCCGACCTGTGCCGTCGCTGAACACTGAACCACGCCCATTCTTAGTGATTGGGTAGTCATAAACCACCACATCTTCGTCAGCATCTAAGGCGTCCCAAACGGCGTTCTGGTGCAACTTCATGTCCTCCTCAATAATTAAGACGTGTGTGTTATCAAAATCGCATAGAGCCCTATTTACGGGGCTCTCAAAGCATTTCGGAATGGGCTTGCCATGTGCAAAGTAGAACTTGCGCCTGATGCCCCTAGTTTCCCGCTCTATTTCTTCAGCGGTGCGGCTAAACATCAGCCCTCTGCTGGCTATTACGATACCTAATTGTGTCTTAGACATATTGGGCGTTCCCTTCTGTGTAGGTTGCTTGACCATCAACATATTCAATGAACGGTGGAATAGCGTCTAGTATTTGCACCCTTTTAACTCGCCTTAATCCACGCTTAAAAATATCGATGCTTTTAGCGTCCATGCTTTTAATCACCATATCTCTGCCAACCTTATCAATGACTCTTATCTCGTGTCTACCGTTGTTGACTCCCGCTCTGCCTAAACTGACTAGCTTTCGCTGTCCTGCGGTGCGTGCCATCATCTTGACTGGCATGCCTTGAGAGTAAAGCACCATCCCAAAGTGCACATCATGCAAACCGTAGGCTATCTTTTTTAGTTTCCTAGGCCAGAACAGCAAAGCGTCGCCCTTAATCATGGTGTCGTAGGCTGTATCGGTGCGCCAGATAGGTTTAGGAAAAGCTTCTAATATTTCTCTAGCCACTAATAGAAAACCTGTGCCTGACCAGTAGGCGTAGCCGTTGGGGTCGTTTAATACTGTGGAGTCGCCGTTGTTCTTAAATGGATAGTCTAGCGCCACCACTGGGTAGTTCTGATTAAACATCTGCCTGAGGATACCTTTAGGTATTATTAAATCGTCTTCGCATATGAGAACAGCGTAAACATCATCGTCTGCTAGCGCTCGCTCAGTAGGCTCCTCAAAACACTCTGGCAGTGGTCTTTCATGAGCCCAGTAAAAACGATAGTTAAAACCTTCCAGTTCGTTTAGAAGTTCTTCAAAAGTCTCGCTAAATACTAGTCCACGACTAGGAACTATGACTGCTAATGTATCTCGTTGAGCCATGCAAATTCACCCCATTCTTTTCTAGCTGCTTCGTTATATGCTTTTGCGGCAGCTTCTTTAGTTAAAAATGTACCTAAGTGCGTAATCTTACTGTTAACACAAATATAAGCACGCCACTTGTCTCCTTTAGCAACCCGGCAAACACCTTTATAGCCTGAACTGTTATCCTTGCGTCTACTAACATTTGCTCTGTTCTGACTTTTAGTTGCAACTCGTAAGTTAACCATACGATTATCTAAGCCGTTTTGATTTATGTGGTCAATTTCCATACCTTGAGGTGGCGTACTAATCATGTTGTGCATGAATATAGTATTGCCGTTAACTCTTGTAGCGGCATACCAATTACCTTTACTGGCCTTAGCGTGCCAGCGGTAATCTTTCAAATGCTTGTAATTTTCAGAGTCAACTAAAGCAACCTTACCTTTTGTAAGATTAACTTCAGCAACGCTAACGTTCATGTTACGCCTCTAGTTCTGCAATAAATTCGTTGTAGGCTTTGAGTGCTCGAGTGAATTGTTTAATGTTAGAGCGCTTCTCAGTCTTTTTGGTGTTGCCGGCTGTAGCAACAGTCTCGTCGTCGCTTTCTGACATGTTTTGGGCAATGATGTAGTCCACCACTTCACGCCAAAGTATCTTCTTGATTTCGTCTACTTGGTTCTTAACAAACATGGTGCGAAACTCACTGTCTAGTTCCATATCCTCTGTTATGTTAAATTCTTCTGCTAGTTGTTTGTAGATGTCGAGATGCGACATGTTACCCTCCTTAGTTTGTACCTTGAGTATAACAAAGCCGAGGCTAAATGTAATAAAAATTATGACAAAGTAAAAACCGCCGTCGGGGTAGACAGCGGTCAAAACTGAAGAATAATTGATTAAATTATTGTGCCTTTAGTAAAACAAAAAGAGCCTGCAAATGCAATATTACAGCTGAAGATATTTTATTGCTCTCTCAAGAGTAATTATATTGTCCTTAAAACAACCTAAACCACGATTACAATGATTACACAACAACCCTCTAGCTAATCCAGTAGTGTGAGAATGGTCAAATACAAGCCCATCGGTATTTCCACATATAGAACATTGAGTTTCTTTGTATAAACGTAGTGCATCGTCAATGTTTATCTTTGTGAATTTAGCCCTCGTTAAAACGCTACAGCGGTATCTTGTTTTACCATTAGGTCTTTTACCATTTTTTATAACTTTAACTGGTCCGCAATATCTGCAATCAGCAACCATATCGACTACATTTATGTTGTCTAACTTATGTATCCATTTACCCATAGCTTTATTATAAATAAAAAAGGGGGTGTTTCAAACCCCCTCTTGTAGTTGGAAGAGTAATTAACCCTTGATAACCCAACCGAAGTTTGATCGGAGGTTTGCACATCCGAAAAGAACGTCAACTGTTACCAACCAACCAAGGTATGGCTGTTCGTAAGTAGCTTGAGTTCGTGGTTCCATCTGCATAGCAACAGCAAATGCTTCCTTGTGGAAGAACAAGTGGTTGTGCTCGTCAGTAGCAGTGTCAAGTACTACCAAGTTTTGGCTCATGTAAACCTTAACTCCGTAGATTTCACCGATTTGACCGTTGCGGATAGAGTTTTCGCTGCCGCCGACACCAATTGCGTCGTAACGGATGTACTTGTCGATAGCAAGCATTTCAGCCTTACCCTTAGGAGTAACAACAAGGCTTCTCTCAGTTTGAGGAGCTTTTGCGTCATCTAGGTAACGGTTAACAGCTAGGATTTCATCGTCAGTGATGGCTGTGCCATACACACCAACAGTTTGTGAAGCATTAGTCCAAGCAGTTGTCATTTCGCTAGCAAGTGTGTAATCAACTTTCTCAGCAATAGCGTAAGCAGCAGCTTTGGTGTAATCGCTTCTTAGGTCGTAAGCAGACTGTACTTTAACAATATCTTCTACTAAGAATGAGCTTTCGTAGTGTTTGTTAAGAGTTACAGTTGTCTTAGTTTCAGTGTTGTAGTTTAGGGTAACAACAGTGTTTTGTGCTTTTAGGTTAGCAGTGATTGTAGATACGTTAGGGATTTCAAGTGTTTGTCCGCCTGATTTAACGTCTGCATCGTAGTGCTTAACAAGTGGAAGAAGAACTAAGTTGCTCTTTACGAACATCAAAACTTCTTTTGACCAGATGTTTGGCCTGAATACGTTAGCAGCTGTTACACCGACGTTGACATTACCTGAGCCGTATGCGCCAGTAGTAGTCATAGTGTAATTTTCCTTTGTAAATTAATTTGTAATTAGCCAGCCATTGCTCGGTTGATTTCGTCGTAGTGCTTTTGGAACCACGCTAGATCATTCTTGGCTACAAGTTGGTCTACGTTTTGAGGTGTAATCTTGATAGATTGTACGCCTGCATTTGTAGCGTTACCTGTTGGGACGCTGGCTTGTTGTTTTTGGGCTAGATTCTCAAGGGTTTCCTTGCGAGCCTGGGACCTAACTTTGTCAGGATTCTTGCTAACCGCCATAGCGTAAGCTGCTCTTAACATAGCTTCCGGTGAACCGTAAAGTCCACTGTTGTTCATTTCCTGAATCATATCTTGCTCGTATGCCTTTGCTTCTGGGTTTGACTCAAAGAAATCTCTTATCGTGCTCTTAACCTCAAAGCGTTGCACTCGTTTAAGTAGTTCTGGGTCTTGCCCCGTAGATATTGCTACCTGCTCGGCTGACTCATCACTTAACTCAGTCATTGAACGTTCAAGTTCTTTGGCTCGTTGGGCTTTCTGGTGCATTGCACGCTCAGCTTCTCTTGCCGACTTGGCTAATTTGTTAATTGCTTCAGGATCGCTGGGGTCTATGCCTTTCGCTTTTAGCCATTTAGAGGTGTCGTCTTCGCTTGGTGCTTCGGTTTCCACTGCAGTTTCCTGCTCTGGTTCCTCAGCTACTTCGGCTTGTGCCGGCTCATAGGCTTCCTGTTGCGGTTGTTCTTCTTCGGTGGGTCGTAATACCGCCTCTGGCTTCCAATTGCCGCTCTCAGGTTGTGCCGTAGCGCCTGAATCAACAACTGCCTCGGTTGTGGTGTCGTCCATCGTGTCTCCTTTATGTTAATGTTCCCTGCCCATAGCGGGAGGCGAGTAACACAAGGCAGGGTGTTATTTAATATTCTCGCCACTCCCTATGGAGAGGTAACTACTTGTCTTTGGTACTAAGTACAGACTGTATATGGTCTAGCACTTCTCGAGCGCCTTTAGCCCTCTGAACGAAATCTCTTGCGTGTTCAGGGGACTGTTCAGCCTTAAGATGATTGCTAGATACTATTTCTGTAATTATCTTGATAAGGTGCTCTCCGCCTTTTGACCTAAAAAAGGTGTTATAGGCTTTCTTTATCTCAATCACATCATCTCCAAAGGTATCTCCATAGGTATCTCAAGTGGTGGTTCCATTGGCATACCCTCCGGCATCAAAGGTAATGGATTGACTAAATCAGCTGGCTGTTCCATGCCCATCATACCCTCTGCAGGGTTAAGTAGTTCATCAACTTCATCTGGGTCAAGATCAAAGCCACGCTGTAAGACTAATTTCTTTAGAGCGTTCTGGTTTATTTCTGGATCGTTAAGGAAAGCAGCGTACATTTCTTTAGCTTGCATAGCCTGCTGTGCTTTTTGGCTGTTGACGGTTGTTTCTAGCTGTACTTCTACGTCGTAATCACCAGCAAACTCTAGTGGGTTAAACTCTTCCCATCGCACGCCATCCCTTCCTACAACACGAACCAACATAGGTTCAGTAACGTAGAGTTTAATCATTTGAAGTACAAGTGTGGCTAATTGATGGAATCCTTCATCTTCTATTTGGGTAACCTTGAGTGCTAGTCTTTGGCCAGCTCCAGCGATTTGTGCTTGGATTTCAGTTGCAGTTTGCGAGCCACCGCCCTGTGCAGAAGTTCCCTTAATGATTTCGTTAGACGCTGTGGTTTCACGCATCTCATTCTTAATGTTAGTTCTCTCTAAGAAAGCGTCTTGAGGTACTGGTCGTTGCACGATTGGCTGTAAAGCACCTGCTTCTACCGGGTAGATTGCACCAGGCATGTTCTCGATTTCCTCAAGCAGGTGAGCATAGCGAGGGTCTAGTGTGTACATCTGATTGAGTGTAAAGGTAATAGAGTCGATGTTCTGGTTTGTTAAGTCGTTAAGTAGTTCTTGCTGATCTGCAATAAAGTCAATCTCACCTTTAGCGTAGAACAATGAGCCGTCTACATAGTCTCTAAGCACTCAGAAAGGCATCAAACCTTTGGCATACTTCTCACCGTTTAGCTTTGCCTTGGACTTATAGTAGTTTTCGCTGTCCTCAATAACTGTTGAGCGATTGGCAATGCTTACCACTCGGTCTTTTGTCCAATATTCAATAACTTCTACTAGGCTATCCTCGTCAGATACAGTAGAGCCATACCACATGTCCTTCTCTTCTTTGTCAGTGTTCTCGCCAGCACCGTTCTTAGTCTTAGATACTTGGTCTAGGTTCTTGTACTTAGGCTTCATTACAACTTCTAGTTCAGTCGTCTTTTCCATATCAACGATTTCAAAGCTCTTGAGCTCGTCCATTGAGGTTAAATATCTGCGTCCCATGTAAGCAGCGTTCTCTAAGCTGTTGCAGGTTGGGTCAATAAAGAAGTCTCTGATTGGCACGTTAATCATCTTAGGGCAGTTGCCGTCCCAGTGTAGGTAAATAACTGAAGTTCCGTAGCGAAGCATGTCTCTACCCCAGTTGATTACTTTCATACTCCACTTGTCTTTGTCCCAGTAGTAGTTAACAAGTGCGTTTAAGATATCTGTGTTCTGTCCGAACTTATCTGCAGGTGCTGTGTATTGGAAACGTGGCTTAGTTCCAAACAAAGCTGAAGTCATAGTTTCTATAGTAGAGAAAGTCATTGGCACAAACGTATCGGTGATGCCGTTGTAGCCTACTTTTACTCGATTGTTGTTATAAAGATAGTAGTTGTCGTTCCAGCGTGAATGCCAAGAACCTGAGCAGTACTCCCAAGAACTGTCAAAGTCGTCTAGTACTTGCTGTAAAGATATTGATTTTGCCACGTTATACCCTATATACCCGCCTTGATTGCATTATATCACAGTTAAGCACGACCATATTTGCGTTGCACCATAGCTTTAGGTTTGTATGCGTGTAGAACTTGACTTGGCTGATCACTGCTAATTGCGTAGCGCATAGCATCTAGGAAGTGGTCTAGTCCTGGCTCGGGCACACCTACATTTCTTCCGTCTTTGTCGGTTTTCCACAGGTAGCTGCGGTACTCCTTGATGCCGTTGATTGAGTTCTTGGTAATAGACATCTGTTTGTCTTGTATCATCTGGATGCCGTAGTTGACGGAGTCCTTGCCTTTTTCTGCAGGCAAAATGTTGACGCCATGTAGCTTAATCTCGTCAATGCTCTTGGGTTCTGCCGAGTCAGCAATCACCAAAGTGTTAGGCTCTGGTAGATTAAGTATGAAGTCAGCCAGTTGCTTGTTGCTCTGCCCCTTCTGGTACAGCCTTTCGTCCACGATGTAGCCACCGTTGTACTCATAAACGTCCACGATAACGCTAGGATCTACCGAGTAACCGAAGTCTAAGCCTCTTCTTATCAGCCGGGCTTCATGTGGTATATCGTCAATTACTTGCCAGCCTGTGTAGATTCTTCCCTCAACTTCACCAAGTTGACCTAAGCCATATATGCGATACCAATTATTGTTTGCTTTGCGTTGCTCTATTTCTCTGACAATCTCAGGTGCTAAGGCTTCGTTGTCTTTGTAAGTTAAGGTTATGAACTCAACATCATCACGCTTGCCAATGTAATCTGTGTACATAAAGAACTCTGACACAGGGTTCCAGTCTGCGAATGCGAACTCTTTTGTTCTGATTAATAACTGCTCAAATGCTTCCTGAGGTATGTTGTTACATTCGTTTACAAATAGTCGGTCACGTCTTGGACCACGCACTTTGCTTGGCTGATCTGCTGAAAAGAACTCTATCTTGCTCCCGGTTTCAAATGTATAGGTAAAGTCTGTCTTGCTCCAACGCTCATCTTTAAAATAATTATGCTCCTGCATTATGTTGAGAAAGTCACGCATTGCTCCTCGCCTCAGGTGTGGAAAACTCTCGCTCACAACTGAAGTAAGTGTTGGATGTTTGTCTGACTGAGCTCTAGCGATTAGGTATAAGAGAATAGATATTGTCTTAGATGCAGAAGTTCCTCCGGCTACTGCCCGTATACGCTTCGACATTGCGATAATCTTATCGGTTGCTGTCGTCTGGAGATACATCTACCTTAATGATTGGCGTTGGTAGCTGTTGCCCATCCTTACCAGTCATTTCCTGCCTTAAACTAAACTCGTCTTTCTTCTTTCTCTCCAAGTATTTCATTGCCATATCAGGGTCTCGGCGTACTGCACGAGCTACTGTTGCTCGGCTATCTAGTATTGGTCTTTCCTTTAACATGGCCTTTCGCTCTGTAAACTCTGGGTGTTTCTCTTGATATTGATAGAGCGTTGCTGGAGCTATATCAGCCCAAAGACAAGCTTCTGTATCACTACAGCCCCAAGCAAATGCTTCTTCTAATTTAGCTATGGTTTCTGGTGTCATTACAGTTGGTCTAGCCATTTGTTGGTTTCACCTCCACTCTTACTAAGGTTTCAGGGCTCATTGCTGCTAGAGCTAAGACTGCTGGGTCACTGGTCTGAAGCACAACTCGATAACTTATATCTAAGCTGGCTGTCTTTTTTGATTTGACCTCTATGATTTCACAATCGAAGTTCATTTAGCTACCCTCTTCTTTCGTTTCAATTGTAACACAGGCACTTCAGGGAGTAATGGGAACTGCTTGTTGTTGGCTTCTAGCCAAGGGTCATAGGGAACTAGTATTACTTTATTCAGCAGCTCTACCATCAGACAACTCCTTCACCAGTGCCTTGTATTTCTTTATCATAAGGTCTAAATCGCTATCTGTCCATTTAGCTACATTTCGGGATATGGAGTGCAGATACTCAACTCTCTCTTGTCCATACTTCTTGATCATAAATAGTGCGTACCCAGCAGCGTTGCCCTCATTAAATCTATTGCAGTACCGGCATTGGATATGGACGTTCTGTTCGTGCCAGCGTACTGTTCTCCAGCGTCTGTTTATAAAGTGCCCGGCATCTCCTTGACTAACTGGCTTGCGCTCTCCACAAGAGCAACATAAAAAGACCCCATTGCTGGAGTCTCTTAACCGGATATATTTGGAGAATATCAAATCTAATTTCTTTTCTAGTGTTCTACTAGCCATACCACCTTTATATCACATTTAGTCTTTAATGCTTAATTCTCTACGCATAGTTCTGCGTTGTCTTTCGCTAGTTCCACCCCACACGCCGACTTTAATTTTGTTAGATAATGCGTAATGTAGACATTGTTCTACCACGATACAACCTGCGCACACTGCTAAGGCTTCTTTGGTGCTTTCTCCACGCTCTGTATGAAACATAGCAGGGTCTAAGCCTCTACAGTTGGCTTCTTTAGCCCAATCACTAGGGAGTCCTGACCTATCTACATATGCTTCGCTCTCAAACTTCTCCATTATTTTGACTTACCACGTTTTGAACGTGCTCCTCCAAGCTTACCTGCTTCGCTTGCCTTGCCTGATATTGCAAAACCTTTTAATGCTTTGCCTGTTTCTGGATTGACATTGACTTTACTTTTACCACCCAACGCTCCGATTCGTTTGTAGTGATCGTCGCCATGCCTTTCGTAATTAGTTTCTCGTGTTTTAATACCACCTGCTTTATTGCCTGCCATAAACCCTCCTTTTAATTAATATCCCAAGTTTCATCGCACTTATCACAAGCGTTAAATACTTCTTTATGAAATACTGGTTCGCCGGTTGCACTAGCGCTCCAAGTGTTTGATTCGCTTTCTTCAGCTCCGGTGTGGTTGCACCATTCCATTTGGAACTCTCCGTTGTCTATAAATCCACCTTGAACTGTGATTGCCTCATGACTTGGCACATAATTAATCTTTATGTTCATATTGTCCTTTCTTTTAAGTATTAGTATTTTACACCATAAGCAACTTGCGTTCAAGCTATTTTGTTGTAATTTATCCACAGTCTTGGTATAATTTCGCCATAGCAGCCCCAGTTTGGATTGTCCTTTCTAACTCTCCTACACTAATGGGGCTGTTTTATTTTGCTTTTAAATTGGTTGTATAATAAAAAAGGCTACTGTGTGATGCGCAGTAGTAGAACCTAAGAAAACAAACACATAAATCTCATTACGGGGTGGTCTCATGAAGCCACCCCATCCCCTACAAGTAACTATGAAAGGAAATAATATGCCTAAGGTAGGTAAAAAGAAATTCCCATACACTAAACTTGGTAAGAAACTAGCTTCAATGTACAAGAAAAAGATGGGCAAGAAGAAGTAATGAAAGCAATCTGGGACAAGAAACGCCCAAAGAGTTTAGGTAAGAGCAAGAAGTTAACTGCTGCTCAGAAGTCTAAAGCTAAAGCAATGGCTAAGAAAGCTGGTCGCCCATATCCTAATCTTCTAGATAATATGAGAGCAGCGAGAAAGAAATGATAAAGCGGGGTAAAGAATCATTCTCCGGCTATAACAAGCCAAAGAGAACACCATCACACCCGACTAAGTCACACGCTGTGTTGGCTAAGCAGGGTGAGAACATCAAGCTGATCAGATTTGGTCAGCAAGGTGTCAAGGGTGCAGGTTCTAACCCCAAGACTGCTGCGCAAAAAGCTAGGCAGAAATCATTTAAGGCACGACACGCTAGCAATATTAAAAAAGGTAAGATGTCAGCAGCCTATTGGGCGGACAGGGAGAAATGGTAATGCCACTAAAAAAAGGTTATGGAAAGAAAACAATCAGCTCTAACATTCGTAAAGAAATGAAGTCTGGTAAACCACAGAAACAAGCAGTTGCTATTGCGCTTTCAATGGCACGCAAGTTCAAACGTAAAAAGAAATAAAAGGTTCTACAAAAGAAAGAAGAGGCTCTTGCGATAGAAGCCTCTTTTTCGTTTACCTCGTTTTACTCAAACTCAAGCTACTGTATTGTTCTGACTTTGATTATCAAGAAGAATACCACCACGAATGCGAAGCCACCCCTAAAGTCATCTACTAGCATAGGTGTTATTGACATAATCCCTAGTGCTGCAAGAAACCCTAGTGCTGCAAGCGACATCCAAGGTAATAGATGATCGTCTGCCCAGTTAGAAAACCGGTGCTTCCTTGTGCTTTTTATTAGTCTTTTTGCTGTCCCAATTTCTTTTGGGTCTAGTAAGTCCATAATTTTTGTCCTTTCTTTTTTATGGTACTTACAATGTTAGCATAAGCACGTTATAAAGTCAATCCATCCTCCAAGTGTTTTATTAGATTCCTGTGGATAACTTCGTCTTTTGGTATGTTTATCACCT